CGCCGGCCAGTGTTGGATCGATCATCGTCGCGAGATCGCCCTCGTTCTTCCATTCGTGCACGACGTTGCCGTTCATGTCGATGAGACGCGAGGCGCCGTCGCTCGTGAACAGCACGAAGGAGTTGAACGCTTTCTTGGGATCGAAGCGTGTGGTTCCGGTCGGAAAGACACTCTGGGCGACGAGCATCGTCGTGAGCGCCGCGAGAGCAGCGGCGCAGGTGGCTGCGACACGAACTACCGTCAGGTGCGCTCGATGTCTCGCAGTGCGTTTCATACGTCACCTCCTCGCGTCGGGCTTTCTTCGATTTGCGCGATGTCCGCGGCGGGGATCGCAGTCCGTTTGCCGTACTCGTCCGTGATCACCGCGAATACGCCTTCAAACGCGAGGCGCTTGGTGTAGCTGCCTCCAGCGCGGCCTTCGTGCATGAAGCGCCGCTCGGTTCCGTCTTTCATCTTCACGACAATGTTCACGTAAACAATCCCGGCGAATTCACCGGCGTGTAGCTCTGCGCCGGGATCTGCTGATCGAACAGGCGGCTGTCGTAACCCAGCGTGCCGGTGATGGAGTTCTGGTCACCCGTCGCCGATTGCAGTTCGAAGATGTACGGCCCTTCTTCGATCGTGTCTGGGCTGCTGGCCAGTGCGGTGAACAAGGTCACCGTCGGCGCATCGCCCGTCAGCGTGCGCAGGATGTTCCCCAGCGTCATGTCGACGTTGTCGATCGTGATCTGCGTTTGCGGAATGCGCTCTTCCTTGTCCGCAGGGCTGGGCGCATCGAACGCGAACGGCTGGTAGGTGCCGTCCGCACGCACGATCGGTTGCGTGTTGCACACCAGCAGCTGCGGCGACGGCAGCGACGCGTGTTCCACCTTCAGGAACGAAAGCAGCACCTCGCTGGTCTGCTGCGCCAGCATCGCCTGCAGCATTTCCGCGCTCACCTGCCTCACGGCAAAAGCTCCAGGTCGAACTGCACCTGCCACCAGATCACGTCGCCGTCCTGGCCGACATATTTCTCGGCCGGAAGCGCCGTGCCGCCGTAGCGGTACGTGGCCGGCAGGCCGGTGCGGAAATCCGTCCAGGTGAACGTGCCGGTGTAGCCCAGCGTGGTCTTGAAGAAATCGTCGATCAGCGTGTCGCGCTGCGCCTGCGTCAACATCAGCGTGATCGTGATCATGGCCGACGTGGCAGTGAACAGCGGCCGCGCCTTGTCGACGCCGCCCTGCATCTTCGAACGCAGGATGTTGTCGACAGGCGTGTAGGTCGGTGCGTCATTGCCGAACGGCGTCTGCGGCAGACTGGCGGGCCAGAGGGGATCAGCCATAGCTATTCCCCTTGCGCTTCAATACCCAGCGGCGATCCATCGCCTTCGCCGTGACACCACCGTTGTTGACGTCTTTGGCCACCGCGCCCAGGAAAAGCTCCAGTATCTGGCCGCCGTTGTTGTCGGTGGACTGCTTGCTCTGCACCTGGTTGCCATCACCCGACGAATGCAAGATCACCGTCACCGGCGTCACGGCCACCATCAACTGGGCGCCGTTCACGGTCGGCGTTGAAGGCGATTTGAAGCCGAGTTGAGAGGGCGTCGGCGCGGAACCGCCGATCGGGCCGCCCGTGGCATAGCCCGGCAGCTTCGGCAGCGTGCGGCTATTGACCGCATCCATGAACGCGACGCCGTAGTGATCGACGGCGGCAGCGTTGTGCATGTATTCGCCGTTCGATGCCCGGATCAGGATGCTGTCGCTGGTTCCGGAGCCGGCGCCGTGGATTGCACCGCCCGTGGCGTAACCGCCGACCTTGAGGTTGGTGCTGCGAATTGTTTCCAACACGGCCGCGCCCTGCGCAATCGCGCCGGCGATGGAAATGATGTTCCAGGGGAAGCCCATCTTCGAAGAGTTGGCGACGCTCTCCTGGATGGCGAGGATGGCGTTGGCCAGCGTCGAGGCTTTTTGCAGCGCGAACGCGATGCGCGCCTGCTTGCTCTGCTCGCCGTAGGCCTGCGCGTACACCTGCGCGAGTGAAGCGAATCCCTGCTGGGCGGATGACAACGCGAACTGCGCTTCCTGCCGCTTGATCGCAGCCTCGGCGTTCGCCTTGTTTTGCGCGCTCTGCAGGCTCGCCTTTTCGTAGGCTTTCTGGATGTCGAGCTGGCGCTGCGCGTTGTCTTTGGCAGCCGCCATTTCGTGTTGATAGGCAGCCTGCTGGATCTGGTCGACCCGCTGGTAGTACTGCTGCACTTCGGCCATCTGCGCGGCGAAGCGACTGCCCGCCATCAGCGTGCTCACGCCACGCGGACCCTTGCCGTCGATGCCGCCGAAAATGCGATTCAATGAATCGGTATAGCCGGCTTCGCCGCCGGTCGCGTTCTTCGTGAAGAACTGATCCAGCTCGTTGAGCTGGTTCATCACCTTGCCCGTCTGGATCTCCAGCGGCGTGCCCAGGCTGTTCCGGAACTTCTCCCACGCGGCCTGCGTCTTCTTGATCGCCTCCTGTTCCTGCGCATCGATCTGCTGCCGCTTGGCGCTGGCGTCGGCGTGGACCTGCGTGATCTGCTGATCGATCTCCGCGACCTTCTGGTCGGCCTTGACGCGGTCGGCCTGCGTTTTGATGTGCGACTGCGCCGCAACCTTTTCCTTCTCCAGCGCCGCAACCTTGTCGTCTTCCCACACCGCGAGCATGCCGCGCTCGGCGTCGTAGTACGCGGCGTCGTTGACCAGCCCGGCCTTGTGTTCGGCATCCAGCGCCTTCTGGCCATTGGTGTAGATGTCCTGGGCTTGCTTGACGGCGTTCTGCGCGGCCGATATGGCGGCGTTGAGCTGCGCGCCGCCGACGTTGCCGAACTGTTTTTTGTTCGCGGAATCGAACTGCTGTTGCGCGACCTTCAACGCTTGCTCGTATTCCGCCTTCGCCTGTGCGACTTGATCGGCCGTGAGGTTGCCGAGCATCGCCTTGTCGAAGGCGGCCTTGGCCTGTGCCTTCGCGTTGTTGAGTTGGGTCTGCGGGTTTTGGAACTTGCTTAGGTACTGCAGTCCCTGTTTGGATTGCGTATCGGCATTCTGGGCGACCGCCGCGGCCGTTTGCTGCACGCCCTGGACCGCAAGTTGGTGCCGCAAATCCGCGATCTTCGCTTGCAGCTGCGCGAGCGCCTCCGGCGTAGCGTTCTGGACCATGTTGCCGGCGCGATCGAGATGCGTACCCTGCGCATTCGCGAGATCCGCCATCGCATCTTTCAGCTGCTGGCCGATCGAGTGCGTGGCGCCGACATCCTTCATCGCGGCCCACGCGGCGGAGGCGGCATTCTTCACGCCCGACCAGGCACGCTCCATGATGCCCGCGCTGTCCTGCACCTCATTGGCGCGATCGTGTACGGCTTTCGATGCGGCCTGCTGCGCGATCGCCGTGGCGCGTTCGGTTTCGCCCTGCGCCTGCAGGCGCTGAATTTGGTCGAACTGCGACGCCGACAGGAAGTGATACTGCTCATCGAGCTTCATGAGCGTATCGATGTTGCCGCTCATGACCTGGTCGACGAACTTCACCCCGTCGGCGACCTTGCCGCCGGTCATGGTCGCGAACTCGACAGCCGTCTGCGACAGCTGCTCCATCTGCGTGCGGGTGAACTTGCCGGTGTTGGCCAGTTCGGTGAGCGCCTCGGCCGCATCGCCGTAGCGACCGGTGGCGGCGCCCACGCGATTGGCCGTATCCACCAGCTGCCCCGCCGTCGCAGTCGACGCCGCACCGGTTGCGATCAGCGCGCGGTTGAATTTGTCGCTTTCTTCCTCGCCCTTGATGATCGCTATCACGAACACGCCGACCGCGGCTGCGGCCGCCGCGATGCCGATGCCCATCGGCGTCATCAGCTTGGTCAGCAGGCCGGCCTGGTTGGCGAACGCGGCGCCGGTGCGGCGCAACCGTCCGAAGTTGCCGGACATAACCTCGCTCACCGCAGTGGCGATCTCCGACTGCGCGCGCGAATTGAGCATCGCCTCCTTGTTCGCCGCCGTCTGCGCCTTGGTGACGACGATATCTTCTACCTTGGCCTTGTCGGCGAGCTTCAGCGCGGCGGTGTAGGTGTCCTCCTCGATCGCGCCCATGCTCAGCGCGTTGTTCAGATCGGCCATCGCCTGCTTGATGCCGGCGGTTGTCATGGTCCCCGACCGCAACGCGGACATTGCGGCCTCGGCATCCTTGGCCGCATCGTTGAACTTCTGCCAGTTCACCATCTGCGCGTTTTGCGCGGCGATCACATCGCGTCCGGACGCCACTTGGGAGGCGTTGGCCTTGGTCGCGCTTTTCTCCACACCCTCGATCTGCGCCTTCACCTCGGCCAAGGCCGCGTTCGCCTGGGTGGCGTCGGCCTTCAACCGCAGTGCAAGATCGAGATTGCTGTCACCCGTTGCCACGTAAGTCGCTCCCTTGAATCAGTTCTGGCGCAGCAGCTGCAGCAATTCGCGCCGCGACCGCAAACCTTTATCGCTGCGGCAACCGCCGTAGGCCGCCGCGATCGCGTCGATCAGATCCGCACGCGCATGTCGGTCGCGACGCTTCTCGGCGTCATGCAGAGCCATCAGTTGACGCTCGGTGTAGAGGCGTCCGAGGTCGCAGGCGCGGCCGTGTCCGGCGCGGGCGACGGTGTTGAAGATGTCAGACCAGTTGGGTTCGTCTTGCGCCGCAGCTCCGCCATCACGCGATCGCGCTGGCGCCCCACGACCGCTCGCCAGAAAAAACGGCTGCACGTACCCCACCAGGTCATCAGCAGCCGCTCGGCGTCCGGTCCTTTCACGCTGTCGATGAATTCGCGATCCTCTTCAGCGACGGCGAGCTGGATCAGCTCGCGCGTGAGCGCGCGATGTTTGGACAGGATGTCCAGGTATTTCTCGATGCCGGCGTCGGCGGCTGCCGCATCCTTGGCAAGTGATTCCAGGTCATCGATCAACGGCGCACCTTTGGCGCGCGCGGTCATGCCGTCGAACAGACGGTACTCGCCAATCGTGATCTTGCGGCCGCCGACATCGAGCTCGACGTCCGGCTGCATGACGTACAGGTCATCGAGCGCTTTTTCCATGCTCGATTGCGAGTCCGCCTTCGGCGCGGCGGATTGAAGTTTGCGGGCCATGAGTTCTCTCTTCGTTGCAGAAACAATCGGGCTGCGTCCGGAGCGGCGCGCAGCCCGATGGGTGACAACCGCTGCGCTTACAGGAACGTCACGCGGGCGAAGCCGCCGTAGTTGGCGTCCGCCGCATTCAGCGAGTCGTAGAGGCAGCCAATGGCGAGATCCTCGTTGGCGGCCGCTTCGCCGATCCAGTCGACGCTGGCAAACGGTTGCGGCTTGCCGCGGTAGACCTCGATCAGCACCGGCGCGTTGCTCTCGGCGGCGTTCAGACCTTCGATGCGGATGTAGCGGTCTTCCGGCATCTGGGTGAACATCGGGAAGCTGTCGGCGGCTTCGTAGCTGTACGCGGCCTGCAGTGGCTCGATGTAGCTGCCGGCGGTCATGTCTTCCAGAATGCCGACGTTGCCGAATATCAGGGAGTTTTCCTTGTACTCGGTGCCCTTGGTCAGGGTCTTCGGCGTGCCCGTGGAATCGAAGGCGCTGTCC